ACATAAACATCGAATGGGGACACCCGTTCAACGAACGGGCGGTCCTCAACAACAATCAGTTCGGTTTCAACATTGACCTCTTCAACATCCGTCACATCGTTTTCTTCAATGTTCGGGTCTCGTTGAACAACCTTTTCTTCCTCAACAAAACGGTAACCAGTCTTCACCCAGCCGTGACCAACAATAAGTTTGTCCTTAACTGCTTTACGGAACTGGCGTTGACAGCCGTAGTGACGCCACCAATAGTTAAGAATCGCTTCAGTCACCGTTGCGCGGTCAGCGTCCTCGGGACGCCGCGCGTTCACCGTAATCTTCGGATAGTTGACCGAAACGCTAGGACCAATAACGTTGATGGTCGAAAACGCCATGTTGACCAGACTGCGGTCTTCGTCACTCAACTGGTCGTAGTGCCTTCCACGGTACATGTCAATCATGCGACGCCACATGTCGTCGTATTCTTCGTTCTTGCGCCAACGCTTAGACTGCGCCAGTTTTGAACGATAGCGACCCAGCAGGTCCTTATTAGACAAACGTGCCATATTTACTTGCTGCCCCGCCCAAACGCCGTGTCAGCCTTGTTAACCCAACGCAGAAGTGGTGGAACCACAGAAGCCCCAGCAGCACTAAGAATGCCGCGTACATCACGCACACCACTAGCATAAACAGCAAGTCCAGCACCAACCGCCGAGCGAACATAACTAGCAACCAACGCTTTCGTCTTATCATCCAATTTGATTACCATGACCATCCTTAATGTGTTGTTTGAAATCGTCCTTCAATTCATTTACATCATCGTGAATATCATCAACTTTGATAATCATGTGATGTAGCAATTCTCTAGATTCCGCATGCTGATTAGTGTTTTCGTTTCTCAGCATTTGCAGCAGCACCACAACGGGGCCTGTGATGACTGCCACCAGCAGCGGTACCCACCAGTTCACGTCACACCCACCGACTTCCCACAGGCTCAGCCTTGATGCCGCCAGCGGCGGCGTCGGCCTCTTGCTTCAACTGGCGTTCACGAACCGTAGGCCCATGAAAATCGGCCTTACCGTAGGTAAAGCCGATACGAATGCCCTTGATATGGCATTTGAAACAGATTTCCCCGCGTCGGGGCAGTTCTTCGTGCTCAAACTGTGAGCCGCATGTAGTGCAGGTGAAAAGGTTCATTAATATTCCCCAAGTCTGTCACCTAGTCGCGGTTACGAACCCCAAACGACCCTAAAACAAACTTGTCAGGCCTAAAAGTAGCGATGTGGCCTTCCCACCAAGCCAAAGAACCCTTCGGGGCTTCCCCGGCCACCTGATACTCGGGTAGCCAAACATACTTGAGCATCTGGTTTGCAATAGCCAGCGACATCACGCGGTCGTCGTGAGGCGACCCGTGAGTCTTGCCATTCGATTCACGAACAAATGTGCGCAGTTCAGCAATAGTTTTATCACAAAAGATACCAATGTCGTTATCACGTATAGAAGCCTGCAGTTCGTCAATGGCCAGCGGCTTAGAAGCCGCAGTCGTACGCCAACCCAAAATCTCCGTAGGCTCAGGCGACCTTTGGGCAAGCCTACGCTGGCGGTAAATATTCTTATACCCCGAACGTTGCAACGCTTTCAGGGTCGTCAGACCGTGGTTGTTGGATTCGACACCCATCAAAGCCGTGTTGTACCACCAGCCCAAATTAGCCAGAACAGCCTCCCCAAACAGGTCCGGGTCGATGTATCCGTGCCAGTGGGCGACAACTTCGTGCGTATATGCATTAATTACATGAGCAGAACTATAGTCACCATGACCCAAACCTTCAGCGACGTCCGCCCCAATGCAGTACACAGCCGACAGGTCTGGAAACTCCCAAACCGCCAACTCACCGCCATCCCGACGAAACTCAAGATTCTTCGGACCGAGCCTGTGAAGATACCCTCGCTTCGGCTCAGTAGTTTCATAAGCCCTAAGCGCCTCAATATCAAATACCGGACGACCTGACCGGATAAACGCCTCATCAGGGTCAGACGGATATTCCTGCGCCAACTGCCAGTCAGGCAACTGGCGACGCTTCGCCTCATACCAGTCATCGTCACGGTCACCGGCAGACCACGGGAAAAAGATTCCCTTAAACAGGTTGGTCCCAGTTTGGGAACCAACCCACAATTCATGGAAAATGTTTCCCTCACCATTAGCGGTACTGAGACAGATGACACGACCGCCAACGTCAGCAATCGGCTCAATAGACGCCCATGCCTCCTCAGAGTTAGGCAAGAACGCCATTTCGTCAATCACCACACGATAAACAGACTCACCACGGGCAGGGTCATTACCACTAGGAAGGGACTCGATAGCCGACTCGTTGGAGAACGACATCTTGAGTTGGTTGTTGTCGATAATGGATGGGCCTCTGAGAATCATCCATTTGGGCAGAAACTTGAACCCGTACTTGGATTTCATCAACAGTTTCATCGCCTCGCGCTCGGTACGGCTTAGCATGATGATGAAGCGGTCTTTCCAGAAGAATGTTTCCCAGAAGACGAAGGCTGCGGCCAGAGTGGAGAATCCAATCTGGCGTGCCTTCAGGACAATGGTGTAGCGGTTTTCAATCCACGATTCTACCGTAGATAGTTGCGCCTCTCGCATCTGGAATTTGATACGTCCCTTTTCAGGGTGCTTAATATACCAGTAATTAGTGCAGAAATAATTAAATGCATCGACCAGTTCCTGTGTTGTGGCGTTTTCTGGGCCTTTGCACAGTCGCCATTCCTTCTCGTTGAGAAGGTCTGTCAGTTCCATTTATTCCTCGGTGTTGGCCTCGGGCGTCCAACCAGACTCAAGAAGAGCAGAATATTCCTCTTCTGTCATTTCTCTAGTTTCGTAAAAACCGGTAGAAATATCATGAATTGTTACATTTGGAAAAGACATTTTACTTCCTGTATCCGTAAACACTAATTGTTCCACCGGTAATTGTTCCCGACGATGGCCTGAATACAAAACCCGTGTTTTGCGACGTGTCCGCTAGTTGAGTTTGCGACCACCACATGTAACCGGGGGCCGACCCGTGAGAAACGCAGTATGTTCTTTCTGCAAGATATGGAGAATGAATTTCTGTAATGCCATGAGCGGGGGCTATTCCACCTTGCCAAACTCCCCAAATTCCGATTGATGTTGCTGTTGCTCCCGTGGAGTAGTTTGTGACGGTAGAACTTGTTGGCGCCTGCCAAAAACCAGAGTTGAAATATTGGCTTGCGCCGTTATTGAAGTACATTTCAGCATTGGCTGTGGTGCTTTGAGAGTTGACACTCCAAACAACTTTGTACTTGTCATACGTGCTAGAAAAACAGTTTGAAACAGTTACCGAAGTTACGGCAGACCCAATAGTTGTATTTGAAATCCAAACAAGTCCTTCTGATACACCAGAAACAGTTTTGGTTGCACCAATAGCAACCCACGCAGAACCAGTATAAATCTGAAGCGTGTCCTCATCGGTCAGATAAACACACATGCCCTCAGCGGGGCTTGCAATGGCCGAGTTCCGTGCGGCAGCAGACGCATACACGCGCACGCCACCAACGGCACCAGCGACGTCAGTAAACGTCGCCTTCTTGGTCGTAGCGGACTGGACAATGGGCAGCACGTCAGCCGCAGCCACACTAGTGGCGGCAGGCAGGGCAGAAATCTTTACGTTGGCCATCTAAACCTAACTTTCGATTGCGAGATGCTCATTCAACTCCGTGGCCATATGGTCCCCACCCTCAGTAAGAATCTGAGTTGTGACGGCCAAAGTGTGCCAGTAGTCGTATGCGGCATCAGCGTATGTACTACCAATAGCGCCGTTTGTAACGTACCACGACCACGCCGTCACATCCGCATAGTCCGGATTGTCCGCTTTCCACAGCGCCCAACAGTCAGCAAACGACAAATCTGCCCCGTACACAGCCCTAAGTTCAATCAGTATTTGGTCAGCCGTCCACGTCATCAGAACCATCCTTCTTTCTAGGGAGACCCTTGGATGCCATAATCCCAGCCAATGTTCCCGTCAGGAACATGGCGATGGGGTTCATCAATTTGAAAAACTCTGCATCAACAGGCGACAATGAGTCGCCCTGATAAACGAACAGCAACCCGTACAGGCTGGACAGCAGCAGGGTCAACAGCCCGACACACAGCGTCACACCGACCGCAAACTGCAGTCTGGAATCGAGTTCCTCAGATGTGTAACGTTTACGGTTGCGCACAGACAACCGTTACATTACTAGGTTGGGCAGACAAAGCCTTGTTCTTGGTGCGCACACACTCAGGCGCCCTGTAGCGGTCGCCGCAGGCAGTGACCAGAATCATGGTCAAAATTATGGTCAAGATATTGGTCAACATTTTGACCGGACTAAGTTTCCTCATCAGACCCCCTGAAATGACCTAGGGGTGGGCGTTCCCCAGTTTCACAAAATGGACAGGAACCCCAGTTTTGTGGATACTCCTCACCACACCGCTCGCACTCGACAATGTTCACGACACAACCCTAAAGGAACGCTGCTGCTTCTCACGTGCAGCCATAGCCCCAATCAACTGGTCCAACTCGTCATCAGACAAATCAGCGGCCTTACGGTCAGACTTAATCTCAACCGTAGGCGGAGCCATACGGTTCGTAGCCTGCAAATACAACTGGGCAGACTTGGTGTCCCCATCCAAAGCCTTTTTGTACAAAGTGTCCAACAAGGCTTGCGTCCGCTCAGGCGACCCCTGAATGTCATCAACCCGCTTCTGCCACTCCTCCTTGAAGAACGGTTTCTTCTCCCAACGACGCAACGTTGTGATGTCAACACCCAGAGCATCAGCCATCGCTTTTTTGGTGGCTGGCTGACGCTCCGCTGGCGCGGTACAAAGCCAGTCCAGATACCGCTGGTGGTCTTGTGTTAGGGCTGTGATGTTTTCGTTCATGTAGATTATCGGGTTTGTCACCCGATGTTACAAAGGGGGGGACTATAGGGGGGGTTGCAAGAAAACTGTTTGAGGGCCGGTGATAACATCACAAGGCCCGAAAGAAAGGGTAAACATCACATGCCTAAGGTTGGTTCAAAGCATTACGCGTACACACCCAAAGGGATGGCGGCTGCCAAAAAGGCTGCCGCCCAAAAAGGGATGAAAGTCCAGTATTCTTCTAAGGCACGTAAACGTGCCAAGTAACTACAGCAACCCCGCTTTGCGGGAGCGGTTAAAGAAACAGGTCATGGCCAGCAACAAGGGCGGTAACCCCGGTCAATGGTCAGCCCGTAAAGCACAACGATTGGCTCAACTATATGAGCAGGCTGGCGGGGGCTACAGCGGCCCCAAATCAGCATCACAAAAGTCGCTAAGTAAGTGGACTAAAGAGGACTGGGGAACCAAGTCGGGTAAACCGTCCACGCAGGGACCCAAAGCCACAGGTGAACGGTACCTGCCCAAGAAAGCCATCCAGTCCCTAAGTACAGCCGAATACCGAGCCACTAGCGACAAGAAACGTCGCGGCACTAGGGCTGGTAAACAGTTCGTACCCAACACGCCTGCAGCCAAGGCTTCTGGCCGCAAAGCAAGGAAGTCCAATGGCTAAGACACCAGCATGGCAACGCAAAGAAGGCAAGAACCCTAAAGGTGGATTGAACGCCAAGGGCCGTGCCTCAGCCAAGAAGCAAGGCATGAACCTGAAACCGCCAGTTAGCAGCAAACAAGCCGCCAAGTCACCCAAGGCCGCAGCGCGTCGTAAATCGTTCTGCGCCAGAATGGGTGGCATGCCAGGGCCGATGAAAGACTCCAAAGGACGCCCAACACGCAAGGCCCTAGCCCTGCGAAAGTGGGACTGCTAAACTCCCAAACGG